AACAGCAGTAGCAATGACGTACGACAGCTTAGTCGAAAATATTCAGTCTTACTTAGAACGTACAGACACAGCTACGCTCGAAAAGATCCCTCTATTTATTATGTTGGCAGAGCAAGTCATTGCCTCTGAAATTAAGTTTCTAGGTAACCTTAATGTAGCTAACTCAACATTTACGGTAGGTCAAAACACTTTACAAAAGCCTGCTCGTTGGCACAAGACTGTATCTATGAACATTACTGTAGCAGGTGAACGCCAACCTGTGTTACTTCGCAAATATGAATATCTTAGAGAATATTGGCCTGATGACACACAAACAGGCGTACCTAAATTTTATTGCGATTACAACTATGACAATTGGTTAGTTGCTCCTACGCCTGCATCAACCTATAACTTTGAAGTTTTATACTACGAGCGCGTACAGCCACTAGACTCTAATAACCAAACTAATTGGTTCACAATATATGCACCACAAGCAATGCTTTATGGTTCACTCCTACAAGCTATGCCTTTCCTAAAAAATGACGAGCGTATTCCTATGTGGCAAGCACAATATCAAGCTATTATGAACACGCTTAAAACAGAAAATACTCAACGAATTGGAGACAGACAGGCAACTGTTCTTGATACTTAATTATGACTACATACACCTCCCCCTTTACAGGAGACGTTGTTCTACCTACCGACGTAAGTTACGCGTCGTATTCAATTTCTTCTGACCTAACTCTTGTATGGCCTGTCAATGGAAATATAACGTCAGGTGTAGCGGCTCGTATTATGGACATTACACCATCAACAAGTGGTTTGTCTGTATTTATGCCTCCTGCAAATCAAGTATCTGTAGGTCAAGACGCATTTATTAAAAACCCAAGCGCTTTTACATTAACTATTAAAAGTTCTACAGGTGCTACATTAGGAACTATATCCGCGGGCGGAACAAGATATTTCTATATCACTAACAACTCTACCGCTTCAGGTACATGGTCAAACATTGCACTAGGTATTGGTACATCATCTCCTGACGCAACAACATTAGCAGGATTTGGTTTGGAAGCCGAAGGAGCAACGCTTAATCAAACAGCTCCCGTATCAAGTGTTACCGCAGGATATACATTTTTAGATACAGACAGAAGCCAAACAAAAGTTTGGAGCGGTGGTACAGGATCTGCTACATTACCTGCCGCTTCTACATTAGGTAATAATTGGTTTTGTTTCTTTAAAAATAATGGTACAGGCACGCTCACCATATCGACTACAGGAATTAATACAATTGACCTTGCCGCCTCAAAGTCATTTCAACCTAACGAGTCATGTATTATAGTTTGTGACGGTTCTAGCTTTGTGACTGTAGGTTACGGTGTCAGTACTAGATTTTTGTTCTCATCAATTACTAAAGAAGTTACAGCAGGATCTTATTCATTATCTGCTACTGAAGCGACATCTCTTATTCAAGAGTATGTTGGCACATTATCAAGTAATGTTACTATTACATACCCTCCTGTTGTTGCTTTCTATATTGTAAGTAACCAAGTCATCGCAGGCGGTTTTTCATTGACTATTACAACGGGCGTAGCGGGTGGTGCAACCGCCACAATAGCCGCAGGTAATCAATCAACGCTTATTTGTGATGGCGTTAACTTTTATAATGCCAACACCGTACAAGCAGGTGCCTCTGTTAATGCTTTAGCTAATGGTAGTGCAGCAACACCATCTCTTTATTTTGCATCAGAGCCAACCACAGGTGTTTTTAGATCGGGCGGAGGCGCGTGGAACGTTTCTATATTAGGTACTAATCGATTTGAAGTAAACGCGTCAGGTATTACTGTCAATGGAACGGGAACATTTAGTGGAGGGGTTCTTGGCGGAATCTTTACCTAATGACAAAAAAGGTTTTTGCACTTGACACCCAACCTGGCATTCAACGAGACGGCACTGTATTTGACAGAGCTGTTTACACAAGCGGTCAGTGGGTTAGGTTTCAGCGCGGTCGCCCTAGAAAAATATTAGGCTACCGTGAGATTACTGACAACTTTGCAGGTCCTTCTCGAGGCATATATTTAGATCCACAACGTAATTTTAATAGAGTTTTTAGCGGATATAACAATGGGGTTCAAGGTTTACTCATCAATAATCTTGGCGTTGGTACAGGTGTCGTTGATTTTACTGTTTCAGATTTCACCGCAAATGACGCTAACCTTTGGCAATTTGATTCAACATTTGATGCTCAGGGTAGCGGTAATCAAACACTTCTTGCGCACCCTGGTTTAAATTTAAACGACATAGCAAACGAAACTACTACGCCTGTATTAGGTGGAGACATTACAGGAAATTCTTTAACCGCTATTGGCGTATTTACAGCGGTAGGTGGAACTACAAACGGATCTCCTATATTTACACTAGCCTCTACTAATGCATTAATAGGCGCAGGACAAACCGTAACAGGAACGGGCATTCCTTCAAGCACTACTGTGGTATCTATTGTAGGTTTAACTGTTACCTTATCTAATAACGCAACAGCCACAAACGCAACCGCTACACTAACCTTTGATAACCAAGTTGATGTATCAGGCGGGGTAGTAGTCTTACACCCATACACGTTTGTATATGGCAACAACGGATTAATTAAAAATAATTCAGCAGGAAATATAGATGATTGGGTATCTGCTGATGCAAACGAAACAAACGTAGCCTCTACAAAAATAGTAAAAGGTCTTCCCCTTCGAGGTGGTTCCAACGCTCCATCAGGTTTGTTTTGGGCTCTTGATTCGCTTATTCGTGTAAGCTATGCACCAACTAATATCGGTATACCAAATAGCGGTGATTATGGTGCAACGCTTTATTGGCGTTACGACATTATTTCATCTCAAACATCTATTCTTTCATCACAATCAGTTATTGAATACGACGGTATTTACTATTGGTGTGGTGTTGACCGTTTCCTGCTATATAACGGTGTTGTAAAAGAAATTCCAAACACCATGAATCAAAACTATTTTTTTGATAATTTAAATTATGCACAAAGACAAAAAGTTTATGCAACAAAAGTTCCTCGTTTTGGTGAAGTGTGGTGGTTCTATCCAAGGGGAGATTCTGAAGAATGCAATGATGCAATTATTTATAACATTCGAGAAAATTGTTGGTATGACGCAGGTGAAGCTTTAGGAACAAGAAGATCAGCAGGTTATTTCTCTCAAGTTTTTCATTACCCAATTAATATGGATTGGGATATTAATACAACGGGTGCTATCACAAGCCACCCAACAATTAGTAATGCAGGGTCAGGTTATACAAACGGAACTTATTATAATGTTGCTTTAACAGGCAGTGCTACAGGAACAGGCGCTTCAGCTGATATTGTTGTAGCAGGTGGGGTAGTCACAACTGTTACTATGTTTAACAAAGGTTCAGGTTATGCAGTTAATGATGCTTTAACTCAAGAAATTGCAGTAGTCACAGGTTCTGTAAGTGGTACTGTTATGACAGTTACCGCTATAACCTCAGGTACATTATATGTAGGTCAGTATGTCACAGGTGCAGGAATTAGCGCGGGAACTAGAATCTCAGCATTTAGCTCAGGTAATGGTGGAGTTGGTACCTATATTGTAGATCTTTCTTCCACAGCAACAGGAAGCATTACAATTACTTCTAAATTTATACCTGCGGGAGCTAACTTTACTATTACATTGGCTGCTGACGATTTACAAAATTTAGTTAGCTTATATCAAAACGAGATTGGTACTGATGCAATTGTAGGTAATGAACCACTTGCTTTATTAAGTAATTTTGAAACAAACAATTTAGGTTGGGTATCGGGTGGTCCTGCACAAGCGTCAGCTGAAGGTACTAACTATTGGTTAAGACTCGAGCGTGTTGAACCTGACTTTATACAAAGCGGTGAAATGAATTTATATGTAACGGGCCGACCTTTTGCTCAGTCTGAAGACGAGACTACAGGTCCTTATGTATTTGATCAAAATACAGGTAAGATTGACATGCGTGAACAACGCAGAGAGTTAAGATTAAAGTTTGAAAGTAATATTGTAGGCGGTGATTATCAGCTAGGTTACCTATTGTTAAGCGCTGATATTGGTGATGTGAGACCGTATTAATGACTATATCCTTAGTATACGATCCGAGGTATCATACATTCCAATCATGGGCAAGTCTTATGTGCGAAGCTTACTCGGGTCAGCAATTACAAATACCATCCGATAATGAAGATGAATGGAAGTCATGGGCGGTAGGATTAAACGCTATTGATATATTTACAAATAACCAAATCCCCGATCCTTATCAATTTGAAAATTGGCAAGATTGGGCATCAGCTGTTGTAAACACAGTAAATCAAAGGACAGAACAATAATGCCAATAAGTGAAAAGCCAAGAAAAGAATATAAGCCAAATTCTGATATGCCGTTTCCAAAAAGCGAAGAAACACTGAGCACTCAAGAAATTGTTAAGCGCGGAATGGAACGTATGGATCCAAGTGCTGATTGGGAAAATGTATATTCACATATATACGCAGCAATTAAATCTGATAAATTTAGAGCGCTTCGCCATAATAACACTATTTTATTTTTTCAAGTACAAAGCCCTGTAGCGTCTCAAGCGCATTTATTTTCTGCCGATCCACAAGAAAAGTTTTTAGAAGCGTTACGAGAGTTTGGTCAAGCATTAAAAGTGGGGGGATATAAAAAATTAACAGGTATTGTAAGAAATGCGTCTTTATTGCGTTTAATCAGAAAAGCAAATTCTATTAAGTTTGAAGTAAATGATTCTCCTATTAGAGCCTATGGTAATGAGGGAGAAATTCTTGGATATAAATTAGAGATTGGAATTAGATAATGTGTGGATTCGTAGGTGATGTAATTGGTGGTATAGTTGACGTCATAGGCTCAGTTGCAGAGTTTGTGATTGATAATGCTTTGCCAATTATTACAACAGTTGCTATGAATTATATAGCACCAGGCTTTGGCAGTTATTTGTCAACAACTTTTAATTTATCAAAAGAAGTTGGTTTGATGGTTGCAAAAGGCATAGGAAGCGCCGCCGTGTCTGCTATTAATGGAGGTAGTTTAGCCAACATAGCCACCGCAGGTTTAACGCCATTTTTACCCTCAATTGCAAGTTCATTAGGTCTTCCTAACATCAATCCAACAGGATTTATTAACTCAGCTATCAAAGATGTTTTAGGTGATAATTTTGTATCCAACATAATCTCTAATGCTGTAGGTGATGCAACTATGGCAGGTGTAACAGCAGTTGTGACAGGTGCAGATATTTTAGAAGCTGCAGGAATGGCAGGATTAAGTGGCGCAGTAGGCGCTGCATTAGGACAAACATGGAACACTTTAAAAGAAAATGCTCCAACCCTTAAAAATATTGAAGACTCTATTACTAATTTACTTCCAAGTTTTGAAGCAAATAAACCTATTTATGAAAAATTAGATGCTCAAAAGACTCCATCCATACAAGCTGAATTACAAAAATATAATTCTGATTTAGTAAATTCAGTAAATAAATACAATAATGCATTAGAGTTTTACAATGCTAACAAACCTGAGTACGATAGTTTGTTTGACACTTACACAAGTAATTTTGATTTATATGAATCAGCAAAAGCTCGAAATGATAACGGCGCAGCTAATAACTATGCGCGAGAAGCAAATGCGGCTGCTGATCGAATGAAAGTTTTTAGTGATCCTGTAAACAATTCTTATAAAGAATACTTTGATATTACAACTTCATTATCTCCTGAAGCAACACAGTTTATTAACGATTACAAATCATACGCAAGAGAAATTAGCTTAGTTGATCAAATAAACTCATACCAAAGTCAATATGATGTACTAACAAAACAAATTCAAGCTGATTACTCACAATTAAAAATGACAGAGGCAATCACTCAAGGTGATTACACAAAAGCTGCTGAATTCAACAAGCAATTTAATACTTACAACAAAGACATTGCTAAGGTAGATCCTAACGCAACCGTAGGTTCTTACTTAAATCCAACACAAGCAAGTTTACTAAATTCTCTAGGCGACACTACAGATACAGCAACACAACAGCAACTTATATCAAGAATGAAACTTGACTCTAGTTTTGCTGACATTAAAGTTCCTGAGGTATCAAAACCAAACTTTACGCCATACCAACCAAAACCACCAACTACATCGACTACATCAGGCACGTCAAATGCACCAACCTATGGTTCTACTTATGACACAAGCAATGATCCAATGCAAAAGTATGGAAACGCGCAAGTAAAATTAGCTCAAGCAATTGACAACAAAGATTACGCAAGCGCCGCAACGTATAACGCAGAGCTTAAAGCACTAGAAACACAAATTAAAGCTAACAATCCTAACGCTGTTATACCTCAATCTATTTTAGCAAATGTAGACGAAGCTAATATATTAGATAAGATTGCTACCGCTAAAGACGCCACAACAAAACAACAGTTTATTGATCAAGCTAAAAGACTTCCAAGCTTTAGTGGTGTAGCTTACGATACAGAGTCTGCTTATCAACAAGCGTTACAACAAGTACCTGAAACAGGCATAGGTCAGCCAACACCTCCTGCGCCTACTACCCCTACAACCCCTAGCGTAACTCCAAATATAGGAAACTACCTTACTAACGTAGTTCCTAAAGTGCTAGAAAATGTTACAAAAGGTGTAGTAACTAATCAGGTTATAAACGCAATTTTAGGCAACGACCCTCAAAGACCTTCTTTACCTACTAAACCAAGACCGCCTTCAAAGGTAGATGTAAGCACATTAAAACCATTTACGGGTGATTTACCAAGTAATGTAACAGCAAGCGTTACCCCTGAGAAAAAAGATCCAAAAACATTAACCCCGTTTACAGGTGGCTTACCTACGACAGGCGGAACAACAACAACGCCTACGACACCAAATACTTCTACACAAACCCCAACAGGTGGTTTACAATCAAATCAAACTCAAACCCCTCCAACCAAAGTGGATGTCAGCAAATTAACGCCTGTAACAGACATGAATTGGCTTAAAAGCTTGGGTATAGCATAAGGACAAATTATGGCACTTCCACAAACAATCGACCCTACAAGCCTTAATCTAAGCGGAACACCCGCAATAGCTACAGCGCCAACCACAACTACATCAGTAGGTGCTACAGGTATGCCAATGCCTAGAGTTGTTATGGAAAAGAACGAGGTGCCATTAGGAGCAGGTGCTCTTTTAGGTTACGCGCTAGGTAACTTAATGGGAAATAGGGGAGCAACATCTTTAACGGGAAATAGACCAAATCAAAACACAAATCAACCTACCGACCCTAATAAACCATCAGGTCCATCAGGTCCTTCAGGCGGAACGCCAACAGGAAATATAGGTAGCGTTAACAACATAAAAGTTCCTTCAAGCGTGCCTATTAGTGAAGCTCAAAATTGGCTTAATACAAATTATGGTATGACTAATGGTAAACCTAACTATGTAGTATCAGGTACAAACATGTCTACAGGTGAAGTTATCGGTCTTCCAAATGACCAAATTGGTGGAGCTAACTTAGGAACCAACACAGGTAATTTTGGTTTTGAAGCAGGAACAGGATCGGGTGGCACTACAGGCGGTACGACACAAACAGGCAATCAATATTTCCAAGACACTAGCGGAAATGTATACGATGCAGACGGGACATTAATCTATTACAATCCTAGCAATGTCATTTCAGGTGGCACTATGGATGGTGGTGGTTATGATCCTGATGTTGAAGATACAGCTCAGTTTTTTCAAAACGCGGCAGGTGATATTTACGATTACACAGGTAATTTAGTTTTAGAATATGGCAATGGATATTACTACGAACCTGATACAGGCAATTATTACGATTCAAACTTTGATGTTGTTGGTGATGACTTTAGTTTCTTTAGAGACTTTATGGGATTACCTGCTTTTGACTCAAGCGAATATGATGGATTAGATTTAAGTGATATTTTTGATTATGGTAACTATACATCAGGTAGCACTACATACATAAAAGACGGAGGCTCTGTGAGAGGCGGATTAGCAACACCATTATTTAAAAACGGCGGATCTGTACCAAGATTTGCAGACGGCGGTACATCATTTACAGATCAAGTTGTAGCTAATCAAATGCCACAATCTGTTAGCGCAACATCAACGCCTGTTGCAACACAATCAAATTTAACTAATCCTGTAAATACATCAAATACATCAGGTTCAGGCGTTATAAATACAATTAGTAATTTATTAGGTAATAGCGGAGTATCAGGCGCTTTACTAGGCACACTTATTGCGCAGATGCTTAACTCTACAGAACAGCCTGTAAACAAAGGTGTAGACATGACAGCGTTAGGTACATTAAAACCACGCACAACACCGACAGGTCCTGCTCGATTTGTTCCATACTCACAATACGGTACGCCAACAACACCATATGATTATTCACAATTATATGCAAACTTAGGTGTATCACCTTTTGGTGCAGGTGCAGGAGCGCTCTCTCCAAGCACAACTCCAACCACTCCTACA